CCTCTTCTTTTTCCACCTCTTAGAGACATAGCACCACCTCTTCTTTTTCCACCTCTTAGAGACATAGCACCACCTCTTCTTTTTCCACCTCTTAGAGACATAGCACCACCTCTTTTTCTCATAGTGCATCTTTTTTTACGATTACATGATTTATGTTTGCAAGTTCTAGACATTATAATATATACGAATAAAATATTTTTATAAAAATAAAAATATTTTATTTTCTGTCTAAATAATGCTTAAAAATATTTTTTTCTAGTTGTTTTTTTACCTTTTTTACCTTTTTTACCTTTTGATCTAGTACGTCTTCTTTTTTTACGTGCACCATAGGTATATCCACCTAAAAGTTTTTCTTTAGAGTCTCCTGGTGCTGGTCCTGCTCCTGGTCCTCCTGGTCCTCCTGGTCCTGCTCCTGGTCCTCCTGGTCCTGCTCCTGGTCCATCTGAGCTCTCATTTAATGTATCACGTAGACCTTTTACTTTACCATAAAGACTATTAACATTCGATTCTAATCCTTGTAAATCTACTAAAGTTCCAATTTCAGTAAGAGCTTGTTGTAATGTATTATCTTGAGATGCTTTTGCTTGTTTAATTGCTTGTTTCATTTTTTTTAATTCTTCTGACCCTTTACCCTTGATATTTTTAATTTCACTTTGTAATCCATTTACTAATAGTAACATATCTTGAATAGTTTTATTTAAAGCTTGTCTTTTTCCATTAACTTGCTGCTGTTTTGTTCTAATATCTCCTGTTAATGCTGGTAATTCGGACATTTGATTAAGTAATTCAACATAATTAATTTCTTCATCTGGTTGTGTGGCGGCCATATAATAAATATAAATATTATTTTATTTTTATTTAGTATAATAATTTTTTTATATCTTGTTTAATTTGTTCAAGTGAAGCTAAATATTCATCTATAGTTGGTTCAATGTCTGCTTCTTGTTGTTTTTTCATTACCAAACCATAACTATCTATAAAACTATAAATTTTTTTTAATTCAGATTTTTGTTTTGCTAAATATTTTTGAATTTCTTCTATATATTTATTCATTTCAATTACTTTATTTTCATCATTCTTTATTTTATTTTGATAATTTTGTAAAATAATTTTTATATTTTTTAATTCATTATTATCATTCATTTATATTATCATTAGAAATCATTTGATCTAATTCACTTTTTAATTTGGTTATTTCATTATTTATATCTTTATAATCTAACTTAGCTCTATCTATATTTATATCTATAGAATGAATATTAGATTTTGTAGCTATTATGTATTGTTTTAATCTATTAAATTCTTCTAATTGTTTTTTTTTTGTATCAATTATATGATTATAATATTTTTTATAATCGTCTAAAACTATTTGTAAAAATTCATTTTCATTTGTATGTTTTTTTAAAATTTTTCCTTTGTCTACTATTTTTCTTTTTCTTTTATCCAATTCATATTTTATTTGATATAGTTTTTGCTCACGTATAGATATTTCATTCATAATTTAATATATATTTATATATTTATAATATATTTTAAACAATACTACAACTATTCATAATTTTAATTTGTAAAAATAAAAATATGTACATGGTTGTAATAATTTTTTTAAATTATATTTATTTAAAAAAATTTAAATATCATTATATAAATATATTTAGGATGTCTAAAAATAGTACAGAAATATTATTAAAAGAAAATAATGATCGTTATGTTATGTTCCCATTACAAGACGAAGAAATTTGGTCTATGTATAAAAAACAAGTTGAGTGTTTTTGGCGTGCAGAAGAAATAGATTTATCTAAAGATTTATCACATTGGAACGGTCTTGATACTGATGAACGATTTTTTATATCTATGATTTTGGCTTTTTTCGCAGCAAGTGATGGAATTGTACTAGAAAATTTAGCTATGCGCTTTATGACTGAAGTACAATTATCAGAAGCTCGCGCTTTTTATGGATTTCAAATAGCTATGGAAAATATTCATAGTGAAGTATATAGTTTATTAATTGATACTTACATTAATGATCGTGAAGAAAAAACAAAATTATTTTCAGCAATTGATAATTTTCCGTGTATTAAGAAAAAAGCAGATTGGGCAATCAAATGGATAAATGATAAAAAAAGTAATTTCGCAATACGATTAGTGGCGTTCGCATGCGTAGAAGGAATATTTTTTTCAGGTGCCTTTTGTTCTATATATTGGTTAAAAAAACGTGGTTTAATGCCTGGATTAACATTTAGCAATGAATTAATTTCTAGAGATGAAGCTCTTCATACAGAATTCGCAGTATTATTGTATAATAAATTAACTAAAAAAATACAAAAAAATAAATTTTATGAAATAATTAAAGAAGCTGTTGAAATTGAAAAGGAATTTATATGTGAAGCCTTACCGTGTAGATTAATTGGAATGAATTCTAAATTAATGTCTGAATATATTGAATTTGTAGCAGATCGTTTATGTTTACAATTAGGTTATGATAAGATATATAATTCATCTAATCCGTTTGATTTTATGGATATGATTAGTATAGAAGGAAAAACAAATTTTTTTGAAAAACGTGTTGGAGAATATGCTTTAGCTGAAAAAACGAAATCATCAGATTGTTTTGATTTTAATTGCGATTTTTAAAAAAAAAAAAAATAGTAAATAATAATAAATGTATGATACAATTATTATTATTCCTTACAGAGATCGTAATGATCAATTAAAAAAATTTATAGAAGAATCTGTACCTTTATTTGAAAAACATTTATCAAATTTTAAATTATTAATAATTGAACAAGAAAAAGGTAAAATATTTAATCGTGGAAAATTGTTAAATGTAGGTTTTAAGGAATATTTAAATAAAACAAACTATTTTATAACACATGATATAGACATTTATCCAATGGAAAAAACAATACTAAATTATTATAATAAAACGGATGCTGATATTATTGGTATATATACATCTTATTATGATACATTGGGTGGAATTATGAAAATTAATAACGATGCAGTTAAAAAAAGTAATGGATTTCCAAATAATTACTGGGGATGGGGTGTTGAAGATAAAGCTATACAAAATAGAGCAAACTTTTATAATATTACAATTAGTAAAAATTTAATTATGAATAAAAGTGATCAAACTAATTTAATTGATATACATGAAGGATTTACAAGATTAAATAATAAAAATGATAGAACTAAAGATGAAAATTTTAATAAAAAGACACAATTTGAGTATACTATATTTAAAAATTTACAAGAGAATGATAAAAAAAAGCATATTTTGTCTTCTGGTTTAAATAATTTAACATACACAATCATTAATAGAATAAATATTAATGATAATGTCGAATTGATTAAAGTTTCTATTTAAAGTTCTTCAGATTGTTCTTCAGATTGTTCTTCAGATTGTTCTTCATATTGTTCTTCAGATTGTTCTTCAGATTGTTCTTCAGATTGTTCACAATTTATATAATTATTTCTAAAATGATCATATATTTCTAAACAATTTTTTCTCATTTCATCTTCTTCTTCTTGTGTGATTTTTTCTAATATAGAAGGTATTGTTTCAACATCTTTTTCAGGAATATGTAATATTGATTTTTCCCATAATTCATGTTTAGGTAATTCTAATGTATCTGCAAGTAAAATAGGAATCGCACCAACTGCTAAACTTTCCCATAGTCGAATAGAATTAGGACCTGATCCTGAAGGACATAGACTATATCTAGATGTTAATAAAAAATAGTTATATGTAATACAAGATTCTTTCATTTTTGTATTAAAAGTACCTTTAGAGTTTATAAAATAATCTTCTAAATTATTATTATAATTTTTAATATTTTGAATTTTACTATAGACAACTTCATCAAAATGCCATGATTTTGTATTTTGAATAATACAATTTTCAGAATGTTTCATATCAAATATTTTTTTTCTAATATCTGTTAAATAATCTCTTGGATTATAAGCTCCAATAAAACTATACAGAAATATTTTATCAACTTTTTTATGAATTATATCATAACTATTAAAATATTCAACATTATTTTCAAAATTTCTATATGTCTGACATCTGTACTTATCTTCATAACCTACTGCATATAATGGACAAGATTTTAAGGTAATATTATCAATACTATCTTCTCCAATGACTTTATGTGGTGTATAAACAGTTTTTATATTTAATTTTTCTAATAAAGGAAATATTTTACGAAATGAAACATGTTGTACACATGTATAATATTGTTTGGAATAATCTATCTTATATTCTGTTGATAATAATTTATAGATTAAATCTAAATTATATCTTTTATCTATAATTGTTGCCCACGGAAATCCAAAATAATTTTCATTTTTATAATTTTGAATATAAAATCTTTTTTCTGTAATTACTGGAAATTGCCAAAACAAATTAAATTTTTTTAACATTTCATCGGTTTGTGTAGTATGATCTATCGTATCATCTAATAAATTAAATTTTTCTTTATATAATCCTCTACCTAAAGGACCACGTTTAAATACATAATTATCATATTTAATATCTATTGATTCATTATCATTCATAAATTGTATAAAAGGGGTTTCTAGTTTAATTAAATCATCTATAGTAATAGGTTCTTCTTGTTCTTCTGGTTCTTCTTGTCCTTCTGGTTCTTCTTGTCCTTCTGGTTCTTCTTGTTCTTTTACATTTTTTGTTTCAATTGAAACAACACATTCAACTACATTATCTTCGTTATCCAATTCTTTTTCTACTTCTTTTTCTACTTCTTCCATTTTAATATTAAATATTATTTATTATTTACTATTTTTACTAAATTAATTATTTAATTTTATTAAAATCTCTCATAACAATATTCATACAAAATTGTTTGGTTTCAGTCATTTTATTATTAAAATTATTTCTAAAAGAATGATCATTATTAATATCATATCTAGGTTGTCCCCCTATATTTATACATAAATGATTTTTCAACGGAAAAAATGCATCCATCTTTTTATATATTTCATTAATCCAATCATCACAAAACCAATTGATTATTTCTGGTGGAAAATAATAATTAAATAATTTCATATGATGTCTAGATACAAATGATTGTGTTAAAATATAAGGGTTATTATTAATTGGACCAGTTAATCCTATATCATTATTATTTTTTAATGTTAATATACAATCATTAACCCAATTTTTCGTTTTAAATTCTATATCATCACCACATTGAAAAAAATATTCACAATTATCATTATATGCTTTTTCAAATAATTTATTCCACATAATTGTTAAATGTCCTTTCGCAATATCATCCATATACATAAATTCTAGATCAACATTTTTCATAACTGTTATAAAATGTAAAATTTTTGCTTGTTCTTCATTACTATCAAAAATGGGATCATTTCTATCAATACCTATATAAAATATATAATTATGTTCTTTGTTATATGTTATCAAAAATGATTTTAAAGTAATAGTATATAAATAACTTTCATAAATGTTTGACCAATTACGTTTATTTGATGTAGTTGGAATTAAAACACCGATTTTCATATAAAATAATATACTTATTAATTCTTATATTATTTTAGTTAATTAAAAAAATTTTTCATTGATATTTGTTTATTATTATTTAATTTAACAGTATTCTTATTTCTAATATCATGTGTATCATATGAAATTTCATCATGATTATATAATGTATTAAACTCTAGGACATCGATATATTCATTATTAAAATTATATTTTAAATCTTTTATGGTTTTTAAACCATCATCTATTTTTTGTAAAAATTTATGCGTTTCATCTTTACTAATTAATCGTCTTAATCCATCCATAAATTGAAGTATTTTTTTATCCCCTATTTTAAAAAAATTAGATCTATCAATTATTAATCTATGGTTTAAAGCTCTTTCTTGGATTAAATTATCTTCAAATCCCCATGCCCAAAAATTAGGGAACCCATTTATTTTTTCAAAATCACTACCTTTTATTGAGAAAATTCCTCCTAAAGCATATGTAAAACCATAAAAATGTTTAATAGTACCATGAACTGTATTATAATTTAACAAATTTTTATTATACGGTAATGTATCCACATCGTGAAATACAAGAGTGATATCTTTATAATCATCTGGATATTTTTCTTTAATAGCTATAAATCCTATATTTTTCATAGCTCCTCTATTAAAAGGACGTTTATCTTTTTGATGTACAAAAAAAATGTTATAATCACATGACGGATAATCTTCCATAATAAATTTCATATAGGTTGTGAAAAATAATTTATGTTCTTCCCTATCTCTATAGGGAATTATAAATATTAATTTAGGTATCATTAAATAATTATATTATTTAAAATATAATATTTAAATTAATTATTTGTTTCAATATATTTTTTAATAATTGGTTGAGGAATTAAATTAGTTTTAATAGTTTCTAATTTTTTATAACATTTATTAATTGTTACTTCGCTAATCTCACTTATTTTATTCACATCCTTTTTTGTGATATTTAAATTACACATTTGACATATAAAGTAAATAATACCTGCAGCTATTGAATGAGGAGTATTTTCTGGAATTAAATTTTGTTTTTGTATTCTCAAAGCAATGAATAAACAAACCTTGGTTAATTCCTCATTAATATTTAATCGACTACAGTAGCGCTCAATAAAAGCCTCTGGTTTTGTTTCATGAAAATTTGTTTTTTCATTATTATCTAAATCAAATTCTATTTCATTAATAATACTAACTGCATTTTTACATCCCTTGGTTGCACTGGTATTATCTAATTTGAAAATTGTAGCGATTTCTTTTGCTGTTCGTGGACATTTATTTGTTCTACAAGATATATAAATAGATGCTGAAATAATACCGTCACGATTAAGACCTCTAAAAGTTTTGTGTTCTGAAATTTTTTTATGATATCTTAAAGCTTCATCAATAATAATTTTAGCTATACCTGCTTGATTTGCTATTAATGATATTCTTTGAAATTCATCATATTGAGATTTTTCCTTATAAGGCATAGATTGCCATTCAGTATATCTTCTAATTTTTCTCATTTCAGATGTAGTTGATCCATTACACATTACTTTACAACCATACGACGATTCAACTAATAACGGATTAATCGGCATACCACACCTAGTAGGATCATTATTATTACTATCATCTGCACCATAATATCGCCATTCAGCACTATTATCGATAATATCTTTATATATAATACTACATTTTTCATTAGAACATATTAAAAATCCTTCATAGCTAATTTTTACAGGAAAATCGCAATTATCACAATTTTCTCGCTGACCACAATTTCTATACACACATTCGATTGGTTTAGTATTTATAAAATTTTTTTCTATTTTATTCCACAATACACTCTTGGGAACTTTATTTTTTTTCTTTTTAGTTTGTCTATTAAAATCATTCATTACTTAACATACTTTATATATAATATATTTAAATCAATTTTAATATAATAGATATAAGAATTATTTTTATTATATATATAATATATTAATAATGGGTGCCACTCAATCGAATAATAATAATAAGCAAAAATCATTAGATCATGTAATTGATTATGTTGCTGCTAATTATATATTAAAAAATAATTTTCAAGATTTATATAATTTAACAAAATCGGAATATTGTGAAAAATTAATAATTTTAACATCAAAAGTTATGGATAAGTATTTAACAATCGAAGATGTTAGTTATTTAAAACAGCGAATGGAAAATAATACACCAGTTAATAAAATAGATAAAGAAAAAATGTTATACTTTTCACAAGAAAATTTAAAAAATTTAAATGTGAAAGTACCATTAACAAAAAAACGAATGTGTATAGGAATTGCGAAACATTATATTAAAATTTATCAAGTATTTAGCTCAATAGTAAAAACCATTAATCCCATTTATAACTGGAAAGATAGTAGTGGTGTAACAATGAGTGCAGATTTGTTAAAGAAAAGGGATATTCCAAAAAACGTTGAAACGAAAATAAGTAAAATGAATCTATGTAATTTAAGAATCAAAGCGTTAATGAATAATATGGTAAATGAAGAAGGTAATGTAGAAATTAAACCAGGTATTTGTAAAATAAATCAAAAAAATGGTAATGATATTAAAAATTTACAAGATGAACCAGGTATTCCAGAATTAGAAAGATTATATTATGATGTATATGACTATGATAATGGTGTGTTTTCATCTATGTCTGATAATATGAAAAAACAATATGCTGAAGATGTATCATTTTTTTATAATGTATTTACCGGTAAAAAAAATAAACCGTCAGAAATAACAAATTTTAGTCAAATAATATTAAAAGATTATCATAATAATACGTTATGTAAACCGGATGGTGCATTAACAAAATCATATAAAGGTACAGTCAAACAAAAATTATTTAAATTATATATTGATAATATTAATCAAATGCAATCAAATACAAAAAAAAATCAAGATGCTCTTTTACAAATTATAGATGCATTATTTATTTTCAAAGTTAATCCTGAAGATAAACAAAAGAAAGTTGTTTTAGTTAATCCATTATTAAATGAAAAGGAATTAGATAAAATTATTGTGAAAACACGGAAATTAATAATAAATTTGTATTCTGAATGTGAAAAAGATTTTTTTAAAGGATTACAGATATTTGAAGCAATTGTAGAGAAACAAATAAAAGAAACATCTATTGCTCAAATTAATAATTTAGAAAAGACAATTGAGACAACAATACAGTCATAATTTAGCCATTTATTATAGATGGTATAAAAAAATATAATATTTATTATAATATTTATTATAATATTTTCTATATATATAAATGAACACAAGAGCCACTTCCAAAAATTTAGCTACTCGTAAAAGAATTTACAGAAAACGCGTTAAAACATCAAAATGCCGTGGAAAAGGACCTGCCGTGTGTAGAGGAACCAGTGGATGTAAATACTCATCTAAAGGAAAAAAAAGAACTTTTTGCAGAAAATCTAGAAACACCAAATCACGCTAATTATTTAAATTAAAATAATAATTTTTAATTTAAATAATAATCCAATTTATCAATAAAAAATATTATAAAAATAATATTTATTCAAAAATATAATATATTACTTAAATAATTTCTAAATCTTTTAATTTCCAATACTCGGATCCACCATTAGGCATTGGACGTCTCACAATAAATGGTAACTTTTTTTCTTCTATTTCTTTAACAGCTATTAAATAACCGTCAATAATATTTTTTTCAATTTGTATATATGGTTTTGCACCATTATTAATTTGTTTTGCTCGTAATCCTAATATACGTGTTTTTTCATATTTAGTTAAAATCGGATTTGTCTTATGTAATAAATCAACTATAATATTATTTTTATCACGAGTAACCTTAGCTAATTTATAAATTTCATCATAATTATGCATTTGTGATTCTGGATGATTTTTCGCAATAACGTTCTCTTTTATTTCATTATCTAATTTTTGTAAATAATCATCATCATCAGATTCATCATCTCCTGATTCATAATCACTATCATTTTTTTCAACAGTATCAGATAATTCAATATTATTATCAATTGTGAATACACTATGTGATCCTAAAGTCATCGGTTTAGTAGATGATTTTTCTTTATCTTCATTAGAATTATTTTCTGTATCCACACCTTCATTATAGATAGCATCTTCAATATCTACAATATCTTCGTCATCTTCGTCATCTTCGTCATCTTCGTCATCATCGACTGTATTTAAATTTAAAATTGCTTTTTTTGATTTAACATTAAAAATTTCTTTGGTAGAATATGCATCATCGATAATTTCTTCTCCCAAAATTTCATTTTCTTCTCCAGATAATTCATTTTCTAATTCATTATCAGAACCTTCTAAATCACTCATTGTTATATATATATGTATTTCGTTTTTATATTTTTATTATTTATATTCAATTTTATATTTAATTATTTATTTTTATCAGTATTCCAAACAGTATCACATTCACTACATAAATAAATATATGATAAATTAATATCATCGTATCTTAAATAAATAACTTCTTTGTTACTAGACTCTTCTGTATTACTAATGCAATTAAAATTGGGACATTTAATCATATTTGTTCTCGGTAAAGTAGGATCTAATTTAGTATATTTATTAATAATATGATTATATTTTTGTTCATTTTTTTTATATTGTGTTTTTGATACGCAAATATTTTCTTTGGAAATGTTATTATCAATATTTCCACAATTTCTACAATAATATTCTAAATTTTTTTCATCATCATCTGAAATTTTAATGTAGTACATGTTATCACATTTATTGCAAAAATGCATCTTATAAGTATATATATATAATATTTATATTTATATATATATTCAATTTTATTTAATTTAATTTAATTCTATTCCAATCTATATCAATATTCATTACATATAAAGAAGTCTTAATATTCATCTTTGTATCTTTATTTGATTTAATTATATTAAATATTTCTTCTTTATTTTTTTCATAATTTTCCAATATATTATCTTTAAATAATTCTTTTAAATATAACGGACAACAAGAACATTTTTCGGATATTATATTAAAAATAGCACTTTCAATTGTTTTATAACTAATAATTTTATTATAATTATCAAAATCTCTATGTTTTTCCGTAATACCTGGTTCGTGTAACAAAGGACGGCTATCTAATATAGAAAGAATTGTTAATAATATAGATTTTATAGTTTGACAACCAGTCCATTGTTCACCTTTCCACGTATTTAATAACGATAAACAAACTTTACCATTTTTATATAAATTTGGATGAAATCTTGTTAATCCATCATTTGTTTTATACGTTACTTTTGGAGGTTTATGTGGATAATCATATGGAAAGTCTATTTCAAATAAAAAATTTCCACCAAAATATAAAGAATCTTTCGGTCCAATAATTAACGCATATCCTTTTAACATTTTTTCATCGTGATGTTTATAATATATACCTTCATGATCTAAAGGATTCTTCATAATATCTTTTACATCGGATATTAATCTTTTTGCAGATTCTTTAGAAATAGTGGTTAATTCATTATTATTATTTGGTTTATTAGCCATTTAATACTATAGTTGGTATATGTTTATATTTAATTTGATATATATTATTTTATGTTAAAAATATAATATATTAGAATTAATACATATTAATTTTAATAAATGTTAACATACTTTTAATTTTAAATAAAATTGAGTATAAAAAAATATTTATATAATATATTATATTATACAATGAATAATTCAAATACATTATCATCTTATTTAAATAGTCGTTATGCTAAAAAAGGAGAGGCGTATACACATACAAGAATTGGAGATG